GATGTCCCTTGCATGGTATTATTGGCTATTATTTGCAGTTTCGTGGCTGTTTGCCATTCTTCTTTGGATTAAATCAACGACTATCCCTCAAAAATGGCTGGAAGCCCTCTTTGTGATTTGTGGCTTAATTGCCTTTGCCCTCCCATTTTTCTGGGGTTGGTTGGTGAGCTAAATGAAATATAAAAACAGAAAAACAAGCGCCTTGAAAACGCTTGTTTTTTCATATTTTAAAGAGTAATACAGGTCTTTTTGATAAGCCTAACAAAACCTTGAAATAAAGCCTATTTTAAAAGGGTTTTATTATATTAGTGTGATATTTTTTAGATATTTTAGGGTATTTTTTGGTTTTTCGGTGGGAACAAAAGTGGGAAATTTTATTTGATGGCACGCAAGAAAGAATCAGTTACCTCGCTAGCTACTTCGTCTTTGATGTGTGTGTATTTTTGTGTCATATAAGATGTTGAATGTCCTAATGCAGCTGCCATGTGTTCGACAGGAACACCAGCGATTTGTCCTTGAGTAGCAAAGAAATGTCTCATCGTGTGAGGTGTAACATAGATATTTGTTTTGTCACTTACTTTTCTAAAAGCGTAAGCGATATGAGAATAACCTATCGGATTTCCTTTGTGATTTTTTATTTTCATTCCTGTATCAACAAAAATAAAATCACCTTGACCTAAAATCCTGTTGGTTTCCTTGGCGATTTGCCTTGAAAGTATCATAGCTTTCTGCAAGAGTTCAGTTGTTTCTTCGTCAACTAACACATAACGTTCAGAAGTCTTTGTTTTCATTCTGCCACCTTCTGGACGTCTGCTAGTCCGACTTTCGTCAAGGAATATTTTAAAACGTCCGTCAACTAATGATAGCGATCCGAATTTAACCCCTAAAACCTCGCTTCTACGTAAGCCAAAATAAGTAAGTCTGACCATGGTATAATCATAACTGCTTAAGATTTCACGAGCACATTTATCCCAAATGCGGAAATCCTCTAAAGATAGCCGTTTCTTTTTTGCAGGAATGTCGCTTTTTCCGATGTAAATTCTTAAAATAGGGTTTTTATCTATGTAGTCGTTTATCACAGCGTCAGTCAGCATAGATTCAAAAAGAGCACTGATTTGAATAACGCTAGTTCTTGAATAGTTCTTTAACATACTAGATACGTATGCTTCATATTTCGTACGTTTAATATCTTTTAACAATGTCCTGCCAAATTGTTTGTGGAAATGATATTTGTACCAACTCATCTTTGTAGCTATCGTATCTGGCGCCCAACGCCCAGTTTTGATACGATTATCGCTGTATATCTGCCAGTAATCGTCCACAGTCATATTTTTGCGTGGGTCATAGTCACCATTTGCGATTTTGTTTTCGATTTCGGCAAGTGCTTGTCTGGCTTCTGCAAGAGTTTTCAAACCACTAGCGCTTGCTTCTGTTTGTTTACCATGTAACTTAAATTTTCGGCGAACGTAGTAGCGTTTACCTTTTTTAGTTTCGTATGTAAAAATGCTTGGATATTTTGTTTTGTTGCGTTTCATGTTTTTCTCCTTGTTAAAAATTAGCTTCTGGACAAGGCTTTTTAACTTAGAGATTTTTGACAATCACCCCCTTAAAATGATAGTATAGAGTATAAGAAAGATGCCTAGTTTTCACCTAGGATAATTTCTTATACCAATTATTTTTATCCCTTGCACTCAAAATTTGGTCGTGGAGAGTGTGAGGGATTTTTTATTTTCTTCAATTAATTTCCGTAGCTGTTAATATTGTAGTAATGACCGTACATTAAAGGAAGTGTTACTGTTTTACCTAGTGTGCTTTCGTATGACGTCAATCCTTTAGCAACTCCATAAAATGTTACGTTATCATCTTCAGCTATAACGTCATCATATACATATTTACTAATACCTACCATAACGATTTTATCGTAATCATCGTCCATAGCTACACGAAGATAGTAAATACCGTCATCTTCCATGTTCTGAACAACAGTACCTGTTATTTGAATTTTCTTGTCATGTTCTAATTGGTCGTGGTTCCAAGTTGCAAAATCAGGGACTTCATAATTATTTGGGTCGAAAATTTCCGAACTTGAACTAGACGAGTAATTTGATGAAGAACTAGAGCTATAATTGTAATCATTATCATCTTCACTACTGTAATCATCGCTATCATCAACATTTGAACTGGAAGAAGTGACTATTTTATTTTCAGATTGTTTTTCTTTTACGACTGCTCCAAAAGCAGCAATACCTAAGACAACTGCGAGTGTAATTAAACATAGAGCAATGAGATTTCGAACTGCACCCTCATTTTTTTTTTTCATCAATTATTCTCCTATCAGCTTTTAACGTGTTTCAGTTTTTGCACGTAATTTTAATTACGTGTTTTTTCTAAATTGTGTCTATAAGATTTTGAAATTCTTCTTTTACCATGATTTCGTCCGCAAGTGATGTCAATTCGTACTTTTCCATGAATTGAGCATAATTAAAATCTTCGATATTATCCCAATAAGACAATTCCTCTTTCAGTAGATGATGTATCATACATCTATCAGCTTGTAATTCGGCTTTTTCTTTATTGAATTTATAATAACTTGCTGTATGTTCTTTATGACCTAATTCGTGATATATGACTTTGTGTTTATATATACCGTCAAGATAAGTATTAATTGCAATTACATTATGCTTCTTATTGAACATCCCAGAGGTATCTGTACCTCTACCATCAAAATATACCAAATCAATTCCTTGTTCTTGACAGACTGCTTCTGGTGTCGTCATAGAGCACTCCTCTTTATTTTCTATTTTTTATGCGCGTTTCAAGTATAGATGTAATGAGGTCTATATCCTCGTCATTTAATTCATGTCCATCAAAGAAGAAAGTTTCTTCCGCATCTTTTTTTAAATCGATTGTCATCGAATTATCATTGTCTTTTGCGATGCGTGGATTATCTGTACGTCCTAACAAATAATCAGTAGACACATTGAAGTAGTCAGCAATTAGCTGTAAGCGTTCTGCTGATGGTTTTTTATTTTTTATTGTATAAATAGAATTTCTACTCAATCCTAGTTTTTCTTCTAGGGCTCCTAATGTAATTCCTCTAGCTTTGGCTAGTTCTTTAATTCTTTCGAATGTTGAAAACATTGATTTAACAACCTTTCTAAGCATTACGAAAAAATTCTATAAAAAAGTTTGTAAAATCACTTGACTAATCACAAACTTTAGTCTAGAATATAATTTGTAAAGCGAATAAATAAGCGAAACAAAAAACGAAGATAAAACTAAAAAAAATAAGTTTGGCGACTTTGATTATCAGTATTTATCAAGTATTTTGTTAGTGATTTTCTTATACTTTGATTTTAGACTATAGTTTGTAAAAAGTCAATAATAAAGTGTAATTTTTTCGCAAAAAAATTCGCTTTACCATTTTAAAGAAAGGAAATATATAAAAATGAGTCAGCAACATCAAAAATGGATTGCTTTAGTCGAACAACGATTGAAAGAGAAAAACTGGTCGAAAGCAGACTTAACACAAGCGGTTGGTTTACGAAGTCAAGGTACAATTACTGATTTGCTCAAAACTGGTAAAGGTAGTGTTGATTTAAAACTACGTGTTTCTAAAATTCTCAGCATTCGTGAGCCATGGGAAGAATTTGAAGAGAATTAGCGTTATTTTCATTTCCAGCTAGGTTGCTACGGTTCTAGCAGACAACCTCCGAAAATATAGATAATTGACATGATGAAACGAACTACATTAGGTCTGCTAGGACTATACCAGCCAAGCTGGAAAACAAAAAAAAGCCACTGAGAAATCAGCGACTTACCAAAATAACTTACTTACATTATACCAGAAAGGAAACGCTATGGATAGTGTAATGCAACAATTTTCTGATTGGCTCAAGAGCATAATCAAGGAAACATTAAACAAGCTTTTGGAAATCGAAAGAGACGACGGGTTTAACGAGTTGATGAACGCCACAGAAACATGCAAGTTTCTAGGGATTGATTACAGCACGTTTCAGAAATATCGTTATTCTGACAATTTCCCAAAAGAATTGCCAGCAAAACGCTGGTCTAAGCGAGCTATTAAGAAATGGCTTGAAAATCAAATTTAAAGCTTCTGGACAAGGCTTAGAAAGAGAAAGGATTTAACATGACATATTTAACTATTACAGTAGCAGTCTTAGCGTTCGCTGAAATCATCACATTGACATTGTTCGGCAAACGAGCACGTAAGAAAGAAGCACCAGTCAAGCCAAATTATTCTGGCTGGGAAGCGAGTGCTGTTGCATACAATCGCATGCACGGTTTACCAGATGACGCGATTTAAGGAGAACGACAATGACTAGATTAAGAGAACTACAGCGAGCAAAAAAACTAACCCAACAAGAGTTGGCAGAAATAGCTGGTGTTTCTAAACGAACTATCCAAAATTGGGAAGATGGCACAAGTAACATAAAACCCGAAAAAGCCAAAAAGCTAGCAGATCACTTTGGTGTCAGCGTTGGATATTTGTTGGGCTATGACAACGATTTTGAAAAGCAAATTAGAATTGACACTTTAAATAACCTTATTTACAAAATGCACACAGCGTATGTTTCGTTGCTTGAAAAAACGGACAAAGAAGCTTTCTGGGCAGGTTTTCAAACAGCAGAGCTGATAGTGCAAACGCAGAAAATGATATTAGAATTCGAGGAGTCCGAAAATGGAAAATGAATACTTTGATATAGACGAAATTATGCTAATTGATTTTAATAAAAATGGTTGGCGTGGTTATTTCGGCGAAAGAGAGGAAGAAGATTAATGCAATACATCTTTCAAAAACACAACATCAAGTTATACAGCTGTTAGTAATGAGTTTATTAAAGATAAAACGCTCTTTAATAAAGAAAAAGGATTGTTGTTAACCATTTTAAGCAATGCAGATGAATGGCGAGTATATCCAGAAGAATTAGCAAAGCGGTGTAGAGATAGTGAGTCAGCTATCAGAACACAACTAAAAGCACTTGAAAAAGCTGGTTACATACGAACTTATCGAAAATCTTTTGGTGGTCGATACGGTACAGAAACTTACAGATTTTGTGCTGATAGAAAAATCAGCGATGAAATCTTTGAAAAGTTGAAAGCCAAACAAGAAGCTGAATTAAAATAATTTGCTAATGTGCAATTTGCTAATGTGCAATTTGCTAATCAACAAATTAACCAACTAATAAATACTAACTATAAATAATTACTAATATTAAATAAATACTAACTATAAATAAACTACTGCTACTACTAGCGAGGTGAAAAAATAAAAAATGACAAAAGCAGAATTATTTGACAATCTACAACAATGTCTAGGTCGAATGGTAACACCATTTGAAATTGAAGACATTAATAAATGGATTGACGATGGGTTATCGCCCGAAGTTATTAACGAAGCTTTAAAAGAAGCTGTACTTAAAAACAAAATCAACTTTAGTTATATCAACACAATTTTGAGACGTTATGTCAAAAGCGGGATTGATACTCTTGAAAAAGTTGAGCTAGACAGAAAGCAACACGAACTTTCAAAAAACAAGCGCTATTCAAAAAGTAATGCAGAAGATTTACACAATGTCGTTGACCCAGATTTTGGATTTTAGAGGCAGTTTATGGAATTGATGTCTTTTGATTACATGATAGCCAATAAGATTCTGTTAGATACTGGAGATGTCTGTACGATTCACAATAAACCATATTATCGACGTATGACACAAGAGGGTGAATACAACAGTATTGCTATGTGTTTAGAATGTCAAAAAAGCGAATTGGAACGCTTAAAACGTTCAAGTGCTGAACAGCAAACAATTAATGGAATGCTGGCGAAAACATGGGCGACTTTTGAATCAGTTAGTATCATTCCAGATGATTTAAAAAATGCCACCATCAAGAATTTTGAGACTAATAATCTTGAAGACCAAAAAGCGTTAGCGTTCGCACAAAGAGCTATTCGCTACTATGGTAAAGGCGGAGAAGGCAATACATTTTTGCAAGGGCACGCAGGCGTTGGAAAAAGTCATTTGTCGATTGCAATTGCTAAATCATTGAATGATACGTTTAAGATTTACAACGAGCCAAAAAGCGTTATATTCATGCCAGTCGCAAGGCTTATCCAACGCGTCCAAGCTAGTTTTAATGGTGGCGGACGATTTACAGAAGAATTCGCTACAAAACTGTTAACAAGCTGTGATTATCTTATTTTAGATGATTTAGGCAAAGAAACATGTACAGGTAATTACATTAAACCAGTCAACGAATGGACGTACAGATTCTTGTTTAATATTTTAGACAGCCGCACAAAAACAATTATTAATACAAATTTCTCACGAGCTGAACTTTTAAAAATCTATGACAACGCGTTCGTTGACCGCTTAACAAAAGGTATGCGAGGAGACAAAGACCGCATTTTTAAATTTTCGGAAGGAGCTGAAAGCAAACGATGAATGAATTGGAAATTAATATTTTGAATTACATTAAGAATCACGGCAGTTTTGAGCGACCAGTACCACTGAAATTGCTGAAAGCTGAATTTGACATCAGCGAGCGAGGCGTTAAAGAGGTTGTAGAGCGCTTGAGATGCGAATTTAAACAACCAATCATTGCAAGTCGTAGAACGAGGCGAGGCGGCTATTATTTGCCCAAAAACGATATGGAACGCAACGCAGGTCTATTGCCATATAAAGAACAGATTTTAACATCGCAGAAAACAGTAACGGCTATTATGTCAGTTAACCTTGAAGATTATTGGAAAGGTCATACTGCATGAAAGAACGACTTATCCAGCAATTCGAGCAAAGCTATTACAACTATTCGAACGAAGTAAGAGCTATGTTGTTAGATCTTAGCGAGGAAGAATTAATCAACAAGCTAGCACGAGACAGCAAGATGTCTCAAATGAAAATGATTGTATTTTGAGGTAGAAAAAATGAAATATAAAAAAGGTGATGACATTTATTTAAAAGGGCAAATTACAGACGTAAGTTCTTGTAGTGAAGTTCCTTTTCCTTACGAGGTGAATACAGCAGATGAATTTATCGACGTAAGAGAAAAAGACATTGTTTCTGTTAACGAACCAGAAAGGCCAATTTTAAGCAAAGAAGAAGCAGAGTGGCTTGAAGGATTAATAAAATTTGAAAAGCCATGGGGACAATCTATTTACAACACTTTGTACTATATTACTCGTCAAGGGTATGGCTATTTGTTCGAATATATAGATTACGACAAAGATAAAAAATTTACTTTAAACAATCGCATATATCCTGGAGAATTATATCCCGATGATTTAAAAGAGCGCTTTGTCAAAGCTGTCCTATACGGCTACGAAGTCGAAAAAGAAAAGCTGTATACAGTTAAATTCTCAAACGAAGATTTTGGCAAAACATATATCGGGATAATAAAAACTGCTAACAAGATTGGTATTAGTACTGTCCCGATAAATGATGAATGCTCTAAATGCTATTTTACTAAAAGTGAACTTGAAGAATTTAAATTTTGGAATAACCCAGCTTTTGAAATAAAAGAGGTGTAGAAATGAAGAAATATTATGTATCTGGAAAATATGATGGTGTCGATATTGGAATGAAAGTCGAAGCACCAAATCAATACATGGCTGTTTATACTTTCATTAATGAAGTATCGACAAAAGTTCGCACTACAATGTCAAAGATTTTCGTTTCAGCAATTGAAGAGGTGGAACTATGAAAGATGAAAATTTAGAGTATCTATCAACTAAAATTAAACGTTCGCAAGACCGCTATGTTCATAGCCAGATTGATTTATTTGACCGTATTTTAGCACAAGTTGAAAAGCAGTACGAAAATGCTATTAATGCAACTATGTGTAATGAAATAGCAATTGCGATTTATCAAGGCTACATCTTGTCGGACATTGAAGATGCGATTAGAAACGGACAGTTTGAATGATAATTTTAGAAAATGATTTTGAGCAGTCATATTACGACAGAACAAGCGACTATCTCAATCTCGCTATCGAGTACGGGGAAATTATTAATCGGTATCAAGACGAGATAGTGAGCTTAAAACAAGAAAACAAACGCTTGAAGCGTGAAAACTGGAATTTGAAGAAAACGAAAGGAAGACGGAATGCGATTATTCATTGATAAGAACATGAACTTAGTTGCTAAATTCGGTGAATATACAAGCGCTGAATATTTTCATCAAAAACTTGGATATATTCAATTGCCAAAATACAAAGAAGATGAATTGATTGAAATTAAATGGCAAAGTTTTAATACAGAGCTAATTAACAAGATTGAAATTTCAGTCAAAGAAATTCTTGCAAGCGAACAAAACCAATTTGAATTAGACGACGTTAAAGCGCTGATTGATGAGAAACAGCGACAACTTCAAGAAGAACGTAAACAACGACGTCAAAGTTACGACGTTGAAGAAAAATTGTGCGACATTATGTTAGAAAGAAGTGTGAAGTGATATGCAATCTTTTGAACAATTGCAAAAGAAAATGCAAGTTCCGAAAGTTCAGAAAGGGAATGTTAGCTATTCTTTTCGGAACGCTGAAGAAATCGACACGCATTTTAAGAAAGTTTCTGAAGGCTGGACACTTGTATTTAATGATAGCATCGCAATTTTCGGCGACAGGCTGTTCTATATCGCAAAAGCTATCGTGGAGCGAGAAGAGGATGGCAAAAAATATAGTAGTCAAGGAATAGCTGAATTAAACGAAGTCCCTATAATTACAACAAAGGCAGGGAAAACAATCCAACAGATGCAAGCACCACAATGGACAGGAGCTGTTGGTTCATACGCAAGGAAATACGCTTTGCAAGGTCTGTTTGCTATGGGTGAAGAAGATGTTGATAAATATCAAAAAATTACAGAAGATGAGTTTAATAAGCTTATGAGTAATATTGAAGCTAAAAGCACTAGTGACGAACAAACACAGCAAGCAATTAGTTATATCTGCTCTCAAATGGGTGTGTACGACATTACAGACTTGTTAATGATTCATCTTCCGTCAGTAAACAACATCGTGAATCAATTAGGTAAAAAGAAAGCAGGAAATTAATGAATAATGTAAATCTAATCGGTCGCTTAACTAAAGCGCCAGAACTAAAACAGACAGCGAGTAACACAAGCGTATTAACAGGAACGCTTGCAGTGAATCGCACATTCAAAAATCAAAATGGCGAACGCGAAGCAGATTTTATTAATATTGTTGCTTGGCGCCAAACCGCAGAGATTATTGCACAGTATTGTGGTAAAGGTTCGCAAATCGGTGTGACTGGTCGTATCCAGACACGTAACTATGAAAATCAGCAAGGACAGCGTGTGTATGTGACAGAAGTTGTGGCTGAGCATGTTGATTTGCTAGACAGCAAGAACGATAGTCAATCGAATTTTCAAAATTCGCAAGGACAAAATGTAAATAATAGCTATCAAAATCAAAATAATGGATTTAATTCAAATTTCAATGCACAGTCAATGGATATTAGTGATTCAGATTTGCCGTTTTAGAAAGTGTGATTGAGTGTTTTTAATACCATTTGAGCCAAAACCGCAATCAAGACCACGAGCCACAATCAGAGGACGACATGCAGCAGTGTATGAAGACCCAAAAATGATGAAGTGGCGAAAGCAGGTCACGGATTACATTAAAGAAAATTATGATGGGCGTTATTTTGACGGTGCTATTTGTGTAAAAGTAACGTTTTACATGAGAGCACCACAGAACGTCTCTAAAAAGCCGTCAGAGCGTGCAAAAGATAAAGCTAAGCAATTATATTCAAAATACATTTCAGGGCGTTTAGAACACGTTAAAAAGCCAGATTTGGATAACTTAATCAAGTCATTGTTTGACAGCATTTCAAAATCTGAAATCGTTTGGTCTGATGATAATATCGTTTGTGATTTGCAAGCTAGAAAATTTTATAGTCCAAATCCACGTATCGAAATAGAAATCGAGGAAATCGAATGAGCAGAGCAGGAAATCGCAATAGAGCTAAATTTACAGTGACGTTTGTTGAAACGAAAACTGGCACACCACTTGACGTTTGTCGAAATTTTAGAAATTGGACGATTAAAAATGGTCTAAAAAGCTATGTTGAAATTGCTGAAATGCTAGACATTACACCAAACGAAGTCAAGAAATATCTTGATTTGGCTAAAATGCCAGAGTATGACAGCACAGTTTTAAAACGAATGAAAGAGGTAATGTATGACAAATATTGCTAAGGGTATTTATAGATTTACCGATTTAAAAACAGGTGAAGTATTCGAGGGTACACGAGATGAATATGCTAAACACTTGAAAATCAAAGAAAGAACGCTAAATTCTCGTATTCAGCGAGGTTGTGTCACCAGAGAAAAAATCGGTGAAATTAAAATCAAACAGAAGAAAAGAATTCAGCGCTACACTAATTTTGAAACTAAGCAAGTGTTTGAGGGTTCACGTAAAGAAGCGTGTGAATTCTTTGGAATCAAAGATTGGAAGCTAGCGAGAATGTTAAAAGATGCTTCAATCGTTAGCAGTCGTGTAATTGATAATGAAATTTGCGAAGACGTATTCGAAATGCCAGCGCCAAAATCTAAAGAAGAAAAAATTAGACGTGAACTATACCGCAGAGAATGCCTTTTAAAGGCTCTAAATGTAAGCTAGATAAATTATGTTCGAAGTAAATTAAAGCGTCATAGAGATGACGAGAGAGGGGTTAAAATCGATGCTAGGAATTAAGTTAGTAGATGTAGATACATCAAACGCACGCACAGAGCAAACTGGAACGTGCGAATTATGTTTTGGCTCAATGTGGTGTGATAATCCAGTTTTTACTTTTGAAAATCCATACGGTGATTGTGTGAAAATTGATGGCTACTTTTGGAGCTGGGGAGATTATTTTGAACTCGAGATTGACAACTATTTAAATTTCTCTGATTGGCTGTCAAAACAAGATGTTGATTGGAATATGTTAACAGACGATGGTTATGAGTATTTAGCAGATTTAGTTTATTGGTATAGAGAGGAAAAAGAAAATGATTAGCATTTATTTAGTAATTTTAGCTTGGCTGACATTTCCAATGTTTGTAATTTACGACAAGAAGAAACGAGTAAGATTTGTGACGTGTGGTCTGCTTTACTATCTTATTGATACAATTAAAGCTTATTTTAATCAGAAAGAAACAAAAGGTGAAGATGATGAATAAACAAAAAATAATGTCTGGTATGGAATCTATTATGCAAATTGCTATGTGGTATTGTCATCCAAGCATGCCAGATGTTGACGATTGGCACGCTGTACATTCGATTGCTGAAACAATTTATGACGAATTGAAGAGAGGTGAAGTAGATGAATAAAAAAGCAAAGGCAGAATTGCCAGACTGGTGGAACGACATTACATTTGAAGTTGTTGAGAAAAAAACAGTAACGACACAATTAGCTGGCAAAGAACCAAAAGGCAACATTGCTGACGAGGTTGTCAACCGTTAGCTGACTACCACGAATTATCAACTAATAGTTGATAATTGGAAAGGACAAGATGATGAACAAACAAGAACTTATTGATAAATAAAAAAAGAGGAGGAATAATAATGAATGTACAAGAAGCAATTAAAAAGATAGAAAAAGAAAAAAGTAATTTTAATTCTTGGGAAGACTTGGCTCGTAATCGTGCTTTAGACGACGCATTAGCCATTGTTAGAAAACTTGACGAGCCAGAAAAGGCAGTTATTCCACAATCTATTGCTGGCTGGTTAGAGGTTTGTAAAGAGAATTTAGCTATAGGTTTATTTGTTGCTATGACCCCTAACGTTTTGGAAGTCAATAATCAATCTGCAGAAACAATTTATTGGTTAAAATCTGCAAGAAATCAAGAAACGTTTGCTAAAGCTTGGATTTACGGCTATGAAGTCGAAAAAGAAAAGCTGTATACAGTTAAATTCTCAAACGAAGATTTTGGCAAAACATATATCGGGATAATAAAAACTGCTAACAAGATTGGTATTAGTACTGTCCCGATAAATGATGAATGCTCTAAATGCTATTTTACTAAAAGTGAACTTGAAGAATTTAAATTTTGGAATAACCCAGCGTTTGAAATTAAAGAGGTGACAGAATGAAGAAACAAGAAGTGATTGATGAGATTGAGAATGCAATCCCAGATTATATATTAAACGATTATCAAAGAGGTAAAGAGGCTGGTTTAAGTTATGCGTTGGAATTAGTCGAAGAACTTGACGAGCCAGAAAAAGCGGTATTAAGCAAAGAAGAAGCAGAGTGGTTGGAGCACTTGAAGTTGATAGCAAATTCTACTCATTGTTTGTATGTCATTACACGTCAGGGTTGGGGGTATCATTTTGAATTTTGCTCCCATGGGAAAAAATACATACTCCCTTGTGAAAGTGATGATGGTGATGAAAATGAACTAATTAAACACAGACTTGTAAAAGCTTTGATTCATGGCTACGAAGTTGAGAAAGAAAAATTATACACGGTTAGGCTGAAAGCAACTGGAGAATTCATATATTTTAAAAAATTGTTTCAATGTTATAATTCAGGCACTTCGGTTAAACCAGTAGCGCATGATAATAAAGAATATCACCATGCAGAAAATGTGCTAAAAGAACTGTTATTTTGGGACAATCCAGCTTTCGAAATTAAAGAAGTAAAAAAAGAGGAGGAATAATAATGAATAAACAAGAAGCGATTGAGTCAGTAAAGAACACTTCGTACAGTGTACCAATCGACAGCTCAATGAGATATATTAGAGAAGAAACAGCTATCAAAATTATTAATTGTATTGACGAACCAGAAAAGCCGATTGTACCACGGTATATCGATACATGGATTCAAGGTTCAGAATATAATGGTTTTGATTTGTATGAAGCAATGACTGATGAAGCAACGACTGATGGTGAAATCCCGGATAAAGTAGCTACTTGGATTGTCTGCAATCCAGAAACATTCGCCAAAGCATGGCTTTACGGCTATGAAGTCGAAAAAGAAAAGCTGTATACAGTTGAGATTCCAAATCCTCATGGATTGGGTCATACTGTACTTGTTAAAGATATGTACGAAAATATTTTTATCACTTATATCATGAATTCCGATTGGCGAAAAAGTAAAGTTAATCAGCTGACCGAAGTAGAAATCAAAAAAGATTTTGATTGGGCGTGGCAGTTTGCAGAAGAGGTGGAAGAATGCGGTTAAGATGTTTGCTAGGAATCCACAAGTTAAAATCAGTTGATTTTAAGGATAAAGGTTTTAAAGATGAAAACCATGGGTGGATTGAACAAGACTATTGCATCTTTTGCGATTACAAGTCTACGATACGAACTTATTATTAATTGAGAGGGATTTAAAATGACAATACCAAAATTTAGAGTATATGATAAAGTTGAGTGCATGATGATAACAACAAGCGATTACGAGGACTTGTCAGATTTGTTTTGTATTTTAAAAAATGACACTGATACTGGATATATTAGCGAACTCATGCAATCAACAGGTTTGATTGATAAGAATGGGGAAGAAATCTTTGAGGGGGATGTTTTACTAACATATGACGATGAGTTAGCAAAAGTGTTTTGGAATGATGATTTAGCTGGTTGGTTTGTAGACTTTTTATACGAAATTGCTGAATTAAGTGAAGTTGCTGATATTCAAAGTAGCAGGTCTATTTGTAAAATTATCGGCAATATTTACGAAAATCCAGAGCTTTTGGAGGAAAAATAATGGAAGCTAGCAAAATAACAGTTTTAGACATTTTTGAAATTATGGCAGAAAAAGAAACCGATATAGTGAATCTTGACTTTGAGTATGATGGAATACCAGCAAGAATCCAATGCAAGTTGATGACAAATTTTAAAGCGGAGTGGAAAGAATGATTAAAAAATACATTAAAACTACGCCTGTGGAAGCAATTCAAGTAACCAAAGATAATCGTGAGGAAGTTAAGAAATTTGCAACGTGGCAAAGTATTGGTTTTGGGGTATTTCATGAAATTGAAACGTTAGAAGGTACTATGTATTTTAATGATGGTGACTACCTAATCAAGAACACAACAGGTGAGTGCTATGTTTGTCAAAAAGAAATCTTTGAAAAGACGTATAGAGAGGTGGTAGAAAATGACTAATTTATGGGAAGAAACATTAAGAGAATTAGCAACTTACGGAAAAACATTTAAAGATGTCAAATATATTCAAGGTTCAGATTTTGCAATTACAAAAGAAAATTTTGAGCAAGTCGCAAAGAAGTCTGAATATTATTCAGGTTTTGGCACTGCTAAAGTAGCTGAAGATTTAGTTATCGTTGGTGATGATTGGTGGCTTGAACGTCACGAATATGACGGTAGTGAATGGTGGGAATATAAAGAAACACCAAAGCAAATCAATGAGGTTAAAGAAGTTAGTTGTCTTGCAGATGGCGTGTGGAATACACTAGCTGAACTAAACGAAGAGTGATGAGGTGTAATAATGTTCGATACTCTTAAAATGATTGTTTATAAGTTCAACGAACAAAAGAAACAGCTTAGGCAGAATTTGAAACAATTCTTTTGCAGACATGATTATGTAAAAAAAGAGGCGAAGAGGCCAATGTTTTCTTTCAGCAGTGAATATCACCTTGAATGCTCAAAATGCGGGAAGCGCAGTCTTATTGAGTCATGGCTAGATTATAGAGAGGAAGAATGATGAGATGATACATCTACATTATTATGAAGCGGCATTGCTAGCTCTGATAATTATAGCTCTAACTTCTGCGATTGGTTATGATGTTAGTGAGCGAAACAACGAATCTAAAATTGCAGAGTTAAAAACTGAACTTAAGCAAGCTAAGGCACAAATTGAAGTGCTAGAAGAAAATCAAGTGATTGTGTATTACGCTGACAGCTTTGGAGGTAGCTATGACAATTGAAGAGTTAAGAAAAACGCTTATTGAAGTCATTAAAAATTTGGAAAACTACACTGATAGAGAGCTAGTAGAAATACAAGCTATCGGCGATAAGCTAAAAGAAATGGCAATGTACGAAACTTTTTTAAGGGAAGGAGTAAAAGATGATGAATAAACAAGAAGAACTTATCAAAATGACGCAAGAGGATTTTGAAGGATACGCTAAACATAAAATCTCAGAGCACCTTGAAATTAAATCGTATGAAGTTTATATGGTTTGGTTTAATTACACACTTGGCAATATGAAAGGATTGTTTAGTTTTGATAGCAAGAAAGCTTATCCAATGAGCAACCCAAATTCAAAACTACCTGATTATGTTGAGGTAACTTATAACAGTAAAACGCATGAGTTTTATTTTGATTGGTACACAAAAGAACGTCAGGACGTTTCGAAAATCGCTTGGGAATTCATTCGGTATCTGTGACGGTCTTTAGTGTGGTTCGATTCCACACACAGATATAACCCAGAATAAAAAAATGGAATAGAGGTGTTAACACACTTCTTCTCACGCAAATTAGTATATCTGCTGGTTAGTCTACTGGGTGGCTGACTAGCAAAACAGACTGAAATATTTTAGAAACGAGGTATTCCTTAAAATTCTTTCTGTAAAACATTCTAAAGCGAATTATCAGTCGTTCGTGATTATGCAAGGCGCTGCTTATTCTTCATGGAAACTCAATGTGGGTCGTGCGCCTGCCCAAAAAGAAAAAGCCCTACTCACGTAAGGACTTCCAATGTTATATTCACTTTTAATATTATAACATATTTGGAGGTTGTGAGTGGTGGCTAAAAGTAAAACAGAAGCAGAGTATTTATTGGAAGAACTAAGACTGATTCCTAAAATAATCAAGCAATTAAAATTAGATATTGAAGCTACTAGAAGCTCGCTGCTCACGTCTCCGAAATGGTCTGACATGAAAGTGAGTGGTGGTATTCGACAGTCACAGACAGATAAGAACGTGTCTATTATTGATACGTCTGATTATTGCACGGTAGAAATTGACCGTCTTATCAAAAGGCGCGAGGAAATTATCGGGATAATTATGAGAATACCAGATGCAGCTCAACGACATGTCTTATTAACGACTTACTTAAGATGTGAAACATTTGACGAAGCAATTGATAAGCTGGAGCTAAATCGGAACAAATATTATACAATCAAGACTAAAGCGGTTAAAAATCTAAACATTATACTAAATAGTGACAAAATCATACGGAATTAGTACAAATTCATACTCAAAAATACAATCTGCCATGCTAATATAGTAGTATGAAATAATGACGACGGGAGCTAAAAGATAGCTCCTTTTGTTGTGTTAAAAAGGAAAAAAGGAACATGAAACCACAAAAGATTACTGTTGTTGGTGGAAAGCGAAAGCAAGTAGACTTTGATAGTCGAAGCGAAGAGTATAAGAACTATAACAAGACTAGATGGAACTATGATAAGAAGCTAACAAGGTTCTACAATAGTTCAGTCTGGAGAAGCACAAGTAAGTTAGTATTACTTCGTGATGATTATGTCTGTCAAATGTGTGGAAGAGAAGCGACGATGGTCGACCATATAATTCCAATTAAAAAAGATTGGAAAAGACGATTAGACTTGACAAACCTTCAAGCAAGCTGTAAAGCATGCAATGATGCTAAAGCTAATCGTGAGAATTATATTAAAAAATAGCTTAGAAAAGGCGAACTATCCTACCTATAACGGGTGTGAGGGTACATAAACGTTCGGAATACCCGTACGATTTTTTACGGGGCGTGTTATTGTTCGGATTCTACAACGCCGCCCTCTTCCGTGCGCAATTTTCCCTTTTTAAAATTTTTGCAGTCTGGAAATTTCAATGTAAAGGAGGTGTCAAGTTGGGAAGAAAGTTAAAGGTAGTTGAAAATAACAAAAAACATTTGACTAAAGCTGAAAAAGCTGTACGTGTCGAAATCCAAAAATCAGCTGGTGACGGTTTGATTGAGTTACAACTAACACCTCCTGAACACTTAGGAGAAACAGCGAAAGCTGAATACGTTCGTATCGTTGAAGATTTAAAAAGTTTACCAGTTCGTGATTTAGACAGGGCAGTTTTAGAAAACTACTGTACGTGGTACGGCATATATGTTGAAGCAAGTCAAAAAGTAAATGAAATAGGTGTTTCTGTTTTTAGTGAAGATAAAGACATGTGGATTCAGAATCCATTAGTTGTTACGCTTGAAAAAGCAACAAACAACATCAAATCATGCGCGGCTCAATTAGGTTTAACTGTTGACAGTCGCATGAAGATGTATGTTCCTAAAACAGAAGAAAAGGAAGACACAATGTTTGATAGATTTGGGAATTAGTGAAAGGTGAACGGGAAATGAAGCAAGTAAAAGAATTCTCTATTAAGTTAACGGAAGGCGACAGCTGTCCAATCGTGAAAATAGACGGTGAAGAAGTATCCTACATTTCTAAATTAAAATTTTATTTTGATTCCAAAAATACAATAAATGACCCATGGGAGAATGGCTTCTTGATTGAATTTTTTGATATAGAAGATGGTAAAGCATCCAAGAAAACTATTGGACAATCGTTTCGTGCTTAAAAAAGAAGGAGGTAATCAAAATAGCTTACGATTATTTAGAAATTCCAGAGCGGTATAGAGATACTGCTTTTTATTATGCTCTTGATGTGGTCGACGGCAATATCAAAGCTTGTCAGAAAGTTATCAAAGCTTGCCAAAGACACTTAGATGATTTGAAAAATATTAGTGATTCTGATTTTGGATTTGATTATTTCCCAGAAAAAGCCCAAAACACTATCGATTTTTTGGAGATTTTGCCAGATGTTAAAACTGGTAAAACTTATCCGCTGGCAAGGTTTCAAAAATTCATTATCTCTAGCTTATATGGCTGGCGAAAGAAAAAAGACCATTCAGTCAGACGCTTCCGCAAGGCTATGGTCTCAGTTGCTCGTAAGAACGGAAAGACCATTTTAATCGCTGGTATTTTACTATACGAGTTTTTATTTGGCAAGAACCCTGCATTAAGTCGTCAGTTGTTCTGTACGGCTAACGACCGTACACAGGCTAGAATTGCTTGGACAATGGCTAAGAAGCAGTTAGAAGCTCTTAGAGCTAAGGATAAGGACATCTTCAAAGCGACCAAGATTGTGCGAGATGAGTTAACAAATAAGCGTGATGAATCGTATATCAGAGCATTAAGCCGTGATACTGGCGCAGTTGACGGTTTCGAGCCATACGTTGGCGTGCTAGATGAGTACGCTGCAAGCAAAACCAATGAAATGATTGAGCTTTTGGAATCTGGGCAAGGTCAGCTTGATAATCCGTTAATTCTTATCATTTCAACTGCTGGTTTAGATTTGAATGTGCCAATGTACGCAATTGAATATAAGTACGCTGCTAAGATTTTAGATAAGAAAACAGTTGATGATTCGTATTTTGCGTTCATTTCCGAACAAGATGACGAGAAAGAAATCGCTGACGAAAGCAATTGGATTAAGTCAAATCCTATTTTGGAAGTGCCAGCATTACACGAAAAAATCATGGATTATTTGCGAAAAAGGCGCAAAACTTCGCTTGAAACTGGCGAAATCAACAAGGTTTTAGTGAAGAATTTCAATATGTGGCGTCAATCAAGCGAAGCCTCTTACATGGATAAACAGACATGGGAAGATGCTTTGATTGATAAGCCTGACACGACTGGCAGACGTGTTTGGATAGGCGTTGACGTCGGTCATTCAAGTGATTTGTTCTCGATTAGTACAATGGCAATGATGGACGATTATTGGTACGCTGATAGCTTTTCGTTTATCGCTACTAAATATGGATTAATAGCGAAAGAAAAGCGAGACGGTGTTTCTTACACGAACTTAGAGCGTATGGGTGAATGTGAAATCACTACTCTTGAATCTGGCGTCATTGATAATGAGCGAGTTATGGAGAAACTCGAAGAAATGGTTATCGAAAACGATTGGGAAGTTCAAGGAATTTACTTCGACCCTTACCAGTACGGAGCGTTGCTGACTATGATTGAGAAGCGACATCCAGAGTGGGTGCAAGTCCAAATTCCGCAAACAACAATGGTTTTGAATATGCCGACGAAACAGTTTAGAGATGATGTTAAGATTGGGAGAATCAAGCATTCGGGCAATAAATTGTTAACAATGGCTGTTAATAATGCTTATACACGAGTTGATAATAATGGTATGCGTATTGATAAGAACAAGAATAGCAATAAAATTGATCCACTAGATGCTTTGTTAGATGCATACGCAGCTTGCTACCTTGAATCATTTGACGGTGCAGGATATTGGACTGACGAGAAAATCTTTGAAAGTGGAGGTCTGTTTTGAAATTTTTTAAAAATAACATTCATACATTGCTATTGTTAGCTGGCTTTGGCTTGATTGATTATTCATTTTTTAGATTGGATTTAACAGCTGGCTTTATGTGTCTAGGTTTGATGTGTACATTTTTAGGTTTATATATTGATAAAACCATGCGCTAGAAAGGAGGTGAGACAATGAGCTTTTTTCAGTCGTTAGGAGATTCTAAACTCTCTTATGACGATTATGTCGCTTCGGTAGTGTCTGGCAACGATAGCGCAAAATATGTTGGTATTTCAGCTCTTAGAAATAGCGACGTACTGACAGCAACTTCGATTATCGCTGGTGACATTGCAAGGTTTCCACTAATCAAGAAGAATGTTCATGGTGACATCATTCAAGATGAGGACATCAATTATCTGTTAAATGTAAAATCAACTGGCAATGCTTCGGCTCGAACGTGGAAATTTGCAATGGCAGTCAATACTATTTTGACAGGTAATGCTTATTCTCGTATTTTGAGAGACCCAAGAACTGGCAAAGCACTACAATTTCAATTTTATAAACCGTCAGAAACTCGCGTAGAAGAATTAGATAGTCATGAGCTTATTTATACATTTATTGACAGTTTGACGGGCAAGGAAATTACATGTGGTGCAGAGGACGTTATTCATTGGAAATTCTTTAGCCACGACACTATTTTAGGGCGTTCTCCGTTGCTGTCTCTAGGTGATGAAATCAGTTTGCAAAACAGCGGAACAAGTACGCTTTTAAAATTCTTTAAAGATGGATTTTCAAGTGGCATTTTAAAAATGGAAGGCGCTATGTTGAGCGGTGAAGCTCGCAAGAAGGCTCGTGAAGAATTTGAAAAAATGCGGGAAGGGGCAAAGGGTGGAAGTCCTCTAGTATTTGATAAGACAATGACCTACGAACCGCTAGAAATCGACACGAATGTTCTGCAATTGATTTCAAGTAACAATTTTTCAACAGCTCAAATCGCTAAAGCTTTGCGAATACCTAGCTATAAATTGGGTGTAAATAGTCCTAATCAGTCTGTGGCACAGCTTACGGAAGATTACGTTACAAATGACTTACCGTTTTATTTTGATGCGATAACGAGCGAATTAGGGCTTAAAATCTTTAGTTCAAGAGATAGGCGGGAATGTCGCCTTGAGTTTGATACACGTAGTATAACAGGTCGAAACGTTGATGAGATTGTTAAACTTGTCAATAATACGCTATTGACACCAAATCAAGGACTTATCGAACTTGGGAAACAGCCGTCTGATAATCCAGATATGGATAGGTATCAAACAAGCCTTAATTACGTGTTCTTGGATAAGAAAGAAGAATATCAGTCATTGAAAGGGGGTGAGACTAATGTCGAAACGAATTCAGATGAGGGGACCGTTAATTCCGAATAATAGTCAAGAAGCTTATGATTATTTTGGAATGGAAGCGACAAGCGCTAAATCAATTGCTGAAGCACTTCCAGAAGACGGTTCAGACGTTGTAATCGAAGTTAATTCAAACGGTGGTTTGGTGACGGTAGGCAGCGACATCTATACAGCGTTGAAAAATTATTCTGGGCACGTCACAGTTGAAGTAACTGGAATGGCTGCAAGTGCTTGTAGTGTTGCAATTATGGGTGCTGACAAGGTTGTCATCAGCCCGACAGCTCAAATTATGATTCACAAGGCTCTGTTTAACGACATCTCTGGTAATAGTGACGACCTTGAATCAGCAGCAAACGCTTTGAAAGCTAGCGATAAAGGCATTATTAATGCTTACAAAGCTAAAACTGGTTTGAGTGAAAATGAATTGCTTGAGCTCATGAAAAACGAAACGCATATGAGCGCTGATGAAGCTGTTGAAAAAGGTTTTGCTGACGAAGTAATGACGTTTGATGAACAACAGGCAGTTGCAAGCATTGGCAATGGATTATTGCCGCAAGCAGTTATTGACGACTATTTCACGAATCATGGCAACAAGCGAAAACAAGAAATTGAAGCTATGAAGCGTGAAATCGAAAAAGAAGAAATCTTACAAGGACTTTAAGTCCTTTTTATTTTGCACAAAAAAAGGAGAAAAAACTATATGTTTGATGAAAAAATCAAAGAATTAAAAGCATCTATCAACTCGCTTTCAGCTACTATCGCTGATAAAACAGCGCAGGTTAAAAACGCTCTTGAAGCTGATGACCTTGAAAAAGCTCGTACAATCAAAAATGAAATTGACACAGCTAAAGAAGAATTAAAAACAGCTAAAGCCGACCTTGAATTATTCGAGGCTACTAAAGTTTCTGGTGGCGCTGAAAACAAAACAGGTCGTGAAATTGAAACAGATGACATGACTTATCGTGATAAAGTTAACGCATTCTTGCACTCAAAAGGTACTGTTGTTAACGAAGGACTTCGCTTCGACGGTAAAGATGAAGTGCTTATTTCAATGAACGAGGTTACACCAATTGCACCAACAACTGACGGTGTTAAAAAGACAGATACTACTAAAATCACTAGTGAAGAGCTTGTTACAACTCCAATCCGTGAAATCAAGACTACTGTTGATTTGAAACCATTCACAACAATTTATCCAGCTAAAAAAGCTTCTGGTAAATATCCAATTTTGAAAAAAGCGACATCAAAAATGGTTAGCGTTGCTGAATTGGAGAAAAACCCAAAACTTGCTAAACCAGAATTTGAACAAGTAGATTGGACTGTTGAAACATATCGTGGAGCTATTCCAGTTTCACAAGAATCTGTTGACGATGCAGATGTTGATTTGATTAGCATTGTTGCTGAAACAGTCAGTCAAATTAAAGTTAACACAACTAATGCAGCTATTGCCGATGTACTTAAATCATTTACAGCTAAAACAGTTGCAAACGTTGATGACATTAAGAAAATTCTCAATGTCGACCTTGACCCTGCTTATGACGTGGCATTTGTCGTTTCACAAAGCTTCTATCAAATTCTTGACACGTTGAAAGATAAAAACGGTCGCTACCTACTTCAAGATTCAATCACTGCAGTAACTGGCAAAGTCTTGCTTGGTAAACCAGTATTCGTTCTTTCTGATGAAATTCTTGGTGCATCTGGAGAAGCTAAAGCGTTTGTTGGTGATTTCAAACGCGGTATCTTGTTTGCAGACCGTAAAGACCTTGGGCTTCGTTGGGCAGATAACGAAATTTACGGTCAATACTTGCAAGCTGTTCTTCGCTTTGGTGTTAAGAAAGTTGATGCGAAAGCTGGTTACTTTGTAACATTTACACCCAGCGAAGCCTGATGCGGAAATCGTAAGCGTTCCGACTGAGGCGAACACAGTAACAGAGATTAAAGCTTACTTAGATAGTAAAGGCATTAGCTATACAAGTAGTATGACTAAAGCTGAATTATTGAACTTAGTAAATTCTTAAGGAGGTAGCTAAATGGCAGTCTCACAAGAATTACTGGAAGCAGTTAAACTCTATTGCAAGATTGACTTTGACTTTGAAGATAGCATTTTGGAAGAAATGATTGAAGCGGCACAAGAACAGATTTGTTTTGCAATTGAAGCTGGTTCAAAACCAGAAGATTTTGCAAATTATAAGAAATTTGACCTTGCTGTTAAGAAACAAGTCAAAGAAGATTATGAACATAGAGGTGTTACTGCTGATAGCAATCGTTATCCGCTGGCGAATGGTGTGATAAACATCATTCATCAGTTGCGTTTGCGAGGTGATGACAATGTTAACACGTAAGATGAATGTGCGTATCACCATTTTTAAAAAAGAAGGTGGGCAAAACGAAGATGGCGAAGTTTTAGACAACGTCAGAACAGATATTATGAGTTGTTGGGCGGAAGTGTCTAAGACGACTGTTAAAGATTTTCGTGAGAATACGACAGGCAAACAAGCAGATAATTCGACATTGACTGAAACGAGTGATACGAAAGTATTTTTAATTCGCTACATGCCTAAACCGCCTTTTGATAATTCAATGTTCGTTGATTTTAACGGACTTGAATATAAGATTGAAAAAATGGAAGTTGATTACGCTAGCAAAGAAATGATTATGATAAGTGGGGTGCGTATTACATGACGAAAGGTCTTGATGCAATCTTATCTAATCTTACGAAGTTACAAGTCAAAGCACCAAACGTAGCAAGAGAAGCGGTGACAGAAGTTGCTGAAGAATTTGAAAAACAATTGCAAGCAAACACTCCAGTAGACGAGAAATTCATCGACCATTTGCGAGATGACACAGTTGTTAGCGGTTTTAAAGGCGCTAACGAAGGTATTATCTCGAAAGATATTGGTTATGGGAAATCTACGGGGTGGCGTGCGAAGTATCCAGATTCTGGGACGATTTACCAACGAGGACAGAATTTTGAGGAAAACACAATTAATCAAATGACACCTCGTGCGAAATACATATACGCAAAGAAGATTAAAGGAGGTCTAGGTCTATGATTGCCGAAACGACGGCGTACAAGCTATTAAGTAACGATGATAAATTGAATGAGCTGTTTGACAGCTATCGCGGAGGTGAATTTGGGCATGGTTTTAAACAAGGAATTTTCACTTACGACATTCCCGAAAAACCAACCGATTTAAAGAAAAAAGACTTAGCACCTTTTTTGCGTATCAATACAACTTATGATGCGCCTAGCAATTATGCAGATGATAGCTATATTAGCACAGAACAGCGAATTGTTATTAATTTTTGGTGTCAGACAGCTGCTCAATCAGAAGCAATTGTAAAACGCATTGATGCCATTCTAACTGAAGCAGGTTTTGAGTGGTACACAGCTAATGAAACTCCTCGCTATAAAGATAACGATATTGACTTACTAATGACTGTAAGAAAATATCGTTTTTTTAGTTGGGGTGATTAAAAAAAGAAATGAGGAAACATTAAATGGGTAAAGTGAAATTTGGTCTTAGTGCATTTGAATATGCAGTGCTAGATTCTAACGACAAAACAACAACTAGCAAGAAATTGCCAGGTATGACAAGTGCAAAACTTGAAGTAACTAACGAACTTACGACACTTATGGCAGATGATGGACCATATGCTGTTTTGTCTGGTGGTATTACAGAAACTAAACTAACAATCGAAAACTACGATTTAACTTCTGACGCTCGCAAAGATTTCTTGGGAATTACAGTTGAAAACGGTGTTGAAAAATACAATAAAGACCTTACACCTAACAACATTGCATGCCTTTTCCGAACAAAAATGGAAGACGGCAAATATATTTGGGTTGGTCTCTTGAAAGGTAAATTTAATGTACCTGGCCTTGAAGCTTCAACTGTTGACGGTGCGCCAGACCCTAAAGCAGATTCAATCGAAGGAAGCTTTGTGGCTCGTGGTGATGAAGATGGTGACATTTTCTACATCGGGCGTGAAGATGCTTCTGGTTTTGACTTAGCAGCATTTAAGAAAATGGTATTTCCGACTGCGGAATAATCAACTGGTCGCATTTTGCGACCTTTTATTTTTGTGTAAGGAGCAATTATGTACGAAATTAAACTGCGAAAAGGTGGCGTTGAAAAAGAATTCTCAAAAGAATATATCAACGTTCAAGACAATCTATTGGCTATTGAACATCAAGTGCGCCAAACTGCGCTTTATGGTGATGAGAAAGCTATTTTAAAACCTGAAAAACACCGTTTACTAAACGAAAAATATTTAGCCATGTTCGTTGAAATGTACGGTAAGCAATTTACAGTTGATGATTTGAAACAAGCCGACATGTCTGTACTTAAAACACTCAACGCTTTGTATGTCGAAGCCCTCGGTGGTGAAAAAGAAAGTAACGCCGGTGACGAAAAAAAGGAAGTGTGACACCAGAAGAAGCAAGAGAGAACTTGCTGACATGGATTAAAAGTTTACTTCAAAATGGTTACAACATTTTAGAAATTAAAAAACTGCAACTATCAGATTTTGAATTGATGATAGAAGCATTAGAACAAGAATCGCCCGAAAAGAAAGCAGAAGAAACCGAAACTACATTGGATAAAGCCTTTCCTTTCTTGTTTGGGTAGAAAGGAGGAATAATGGCAAGTAATTTAGGTGAATTGGTCGCAACTGCGACGCTTGATATAGCGCCTTTTATGACGAATACAAAGCAACTTAAAACCTATATGAAAAGCTTAGATAGCTCTTTAAAGACTGTTGAAAATAGTTTTAAAGGACAAAAAAGCAGTCTAAGTAATATGAAAACCTTGTACAATCAGACAGGGCAATCTTTAAGTGCATATCAAACGCTTTTGAAAAAACAAAGCGACCATTACAACCAATTAAAAACCGAAATCGGTGACGTTAATAATGCCAGCTCACAAGAAAGAGCAACACTTATTAATGCGCAAGCAGCAATGACAGCGACTGCCGCTAAAGTGGCTGAATTGCAAAACAAATACAATAGTCTAGGTCGTGAAATAGCCACACAGTCAAGTGTATTTACGAAACTCGGTTCTGGTTTCACAACTTTCGGCAACGGTTTGACTACGGTTGGCGATAAAATCCAAAGTTTTGGTAGTACTGTTGGCGGTGTCGGAAAATCCTTAACTGCCGGTGTAACGACACCTATTGTTGCGGGTGCGGCAGCGGTTGTAAAATCAGCTATTTCTTGGGAAAGTGCATTCGCTGGCGTTAAAAAGACTAATGATGAAGTGGTTGATAGCAACGGCAATGTAGTATATTCTTATGCCGATTTAGAAAGTGGTTTGCGTGGCTTAGCGATGCAGTTACCATCTACTCACGAAGAAATTGCGGGAGTTGCAGAAGCAGCGGGGCAGTTAGGTATTAAGACAGAAGATGTTGTTAGCTTTACTAAAACCATGATAGACATGGGGGAATCAACAAACTTATCTGCTGAAGATGCCGCGACTGCAATCGCTAAAATCGCAAACATCACCGGTTTAACATCTGATGAATACCAACGTTTTGGTAGTTCAGTAGTAGCTCTAGGAAATAACTTTGCAACCACCGAATCAGATATTGTCGCAATGTCTAATCGTTTAGCAGCTTCTGGCACTTTGGCAGGTTTGACTAACCAAGAAATTTTAGGGCTTGCGACAGCGATGTCTTCTGTTGGTATTGAGGCAGAAGCGGGCGGTACTGCCATGACACAGACGTTATCAGCGATTGAATCTGCGGTTGCTGAGGGCGGTGAAGATTTACAGAAATTTGCTATTGTAGCGGGTGAATCGTCAGAAGAATTTGCTAGCAAGTGGAGAAATAAACCAATTGAAGCAATTCAAGATTTCATTAGAGGTTTGGGTCAACTTGACGAAAAAGGTTCAAGCGCAACGTTAGTATTGGATGATATGGGTCTTAGCGGTGTTCGTCAATCTAACATGCTTAAATCATTAGCTTTAGCAGCAGACACAATGACTAGTGCAGTTGATATGTCGAATCAAGCATGGGATGAAAACACCGCCTTGACAAATGAAGCCAACAAGCGCTATGAAACGACTGAATCAAAACTGAAAATGCTGAAAAACCAAGTCAAAGACACAGCTATTGAATTTGGTGGACCTTTAGTCGATGCGTTAAGTGACGCGTTAGAAGCTGGTAAGCCGTTCTTAGAAACATTATCTGAATTGGCTAAGAAATTTAGTTCGTTAGATAAAGAACAACAGCAACAAATCATTAAATGGGGGTTAATTGCAGCGGCGGCAGGTCCGGCTTTGTCAATTGTTGGTAAAGGCGTAGGCATTATCGGTTCTGTTGTTAGCGCTTTGGGTACTTTTAATAAAGGCTTAGGCAAGGTTTTTACATCGCTTGGTAATTTTTCAGGTTTTATAAAAACTTTAGGGAAGTCAAGCGCAAGTGTCGAAACCTTAGCGGCAAGCGCAGGTACAGCAACAACAAGTGTCGGTGGTCTAGGTGGAGCGGTCGGAATGTTAGCTAATCCGCTTGGTCTAGTAGTCGGTGGTGCAGCAGTATTAGCGGGTGGTTTGGTAGTATTAGCCGACGCTAAAGAGCGTGCGAGAGAAAGCGCAGAAAAATACGGAACCACATTATCGAACGATACAAAAGGTAAACTTGATGAGTTCAGCAGCGCTGTAACTACTGCTCAAACAGCTATGACTAACTTTGAGACAGGAGCTACTACATCTGCGGATAATGTCAAAAACGCAGTAGCAGACATGATGAGCGCTATTACACAAGGCGCAGAAGATTCTAAAGCTCGAATAGATGAGCTTGCTCAAAAATACGGTTTCACGGATGAGCAAGTAGCAGCTGCTAAAGCTAAGCAAGATTTGATTGTGTCAAATTCGCAAACTATGACAGACCAAATCACAGCTATTTACGAGAAGCATAACGGTGATGTCAGCCGGCTTACGACTACTGAAAAGACGATTGTTGAAAACAATATGAGAGAGCTTTGTAAAGCTCGTGTTCAGGAATTAGGTCTTGGTAAAGATAAAGAAAAAGCAATCCTTGAAGTCTTTAATGGCGACGTTAAAAATATGACAATGGCACAACTTAAAGACCAATCTTCGGCTTTGCAAGAAGCTATGAAAGAGGAACAGCAATCTTATAAGACACAGCGTGATGAAATTAAAGAATCACTCGATTTAGGGCTTATCGACCAAGAGCAGTATAACTCGAAAATGGCTGCATTAAAAACGCAACACAATGCGACTATGACAGAGTTCGGTCAAGCATTGACGAAAGTTGCACAAGAGCAGGATGCACAAAGCGGACAATTTGGTGTGTATGCTGAAAAAATTCGTCAAGTTTTAGCAGACTATGACATGAGTTTTGAAGATTTGTCGAAGCAAGCTTTGGAATCTGCTAACCAAATAGGTCAAAATACAGCGATGATTGGTACATATACGTCTGACATGTCAGCAGATGCTAAAAGTGCTACCGACCAATGGAACGCTTTAACGCTTGATCCGTTAACGGGCGAACTAAAAACGAATGCTACGCAAGAAGTGGCAAACGCTCTTACTGCTGAAAACGGTTGGAATAACATGGAATTCATCTTGAAAAACGCCAATGTTAATTCCAATGCTCGTGTAGAAGTGGCGGATGCTTTACAAAAATTAGGTGAATGGGATAATACCACTCCTGAACAGAAAGAATTATTATTTCAAAATGACAAGGGATTACTTGCGATTTACGAATCAAAAGAGCAATTAGATATTTGGAATGGTATGCCAGCGAATGTCAAGGAGCTATTAGGAGAGAATGAAAAGTTTACGTCAAGCGCTAAAACGGCGCAAGAAATGCTTGATAAATGGAATAATGCTACGCCAGACCAAAAGGAATTAATTGCTTCCAATCAAACGTCTGAAGGTGTTAGCGCAGCAATCGATATGCTTCTGACTGTTCCTGATGAGAAAAAAACAGATGTAAAAGCTGAAAATAACACAGCTCAAGGCGCTGCCGACGCTAAAGCAACTGTAGATTCAATCAGTCAAGGTTCTCCAATTGGGGTGTTCGCTCTTGATATGACAGGTTCTCAAACAGCGTCCGCACAATCGAAAATCGACAATACGCAACAGAAAAGCCCCGCTAGCCTTAAGGCTCAAAATGATACTGGCGACGGTACAAGTAAGGCACAAGCTGCGATTGATAAAGTTATGCAGCGCGCCCCAATCGCTATCAGAGCTGTCGACAACGCCACTACTACGGTTAGGAGTATTGTTGGAGGTTTTCCTGCCTTCCACACCATTAAAGTGGTGGCAGAAGCAGCTGGTAGTTTAATTAATAAAATTTTCAAGAACGAAAAAGGTACTAACTTTCACCCGGGAGGCTTAGCGCTGGTTAACGACCAAAAAGGACCGACTTATCGCGAATTGGTAACCTTGCCAGACGGAACAAGTTTCATTCCACAAGGTCGTAATGTCATGTTGCCACTTCCTCGAGGCTCGAAAGTCTTGCCCGCAGGTAAAACTAAACAATTGTTCCCACGTTATGCAAATGGTATCGGTTTTGAAAATACTCGTGTTGCAGATGTTGCACGTCGAATTGGTAATTTGCAGTCACAAAGTGATGTTGTCGTTACTCAAAGCGATAATAGTAACATTAATCAAGCTCTTAATAAGCTTATCGAACTCGTAGCAGAAAACACGGACAATTTAGATAAACTGGCTGCAAGGCAAATAATTATTGAAAATTACATGGATACTGAACGTGTTGGACGTTCGGTTGCTAAGTCAGTAACTAGCGAACAAGAACGTCAGGAATCCATTAATAACGCAGTATATGGAATGGGGTGGTAATTATCGAAAGAGTATATTTTGACGGAAAAGAATTGACACAATTTATTACCGTCACATCTGATTTTCATTTATGGCAAGGCGCTGATTTCGACCCGCAACTTTTAGAAAATGAAATTCTAAGTGGTTCTGAATTCAATTACACACGTTTCAACGCTAAAACAATTCCAGTTCCGTTTTACAATGCGTCTGGAACGTTTCAAGAATACAACCAATTAATGGCTATTCTTAATGTTGCCGAACCTAAAGAGTTGCGTTTCAGTAGTCTGCCAAACATAACGTTTCAAGCTATTCCGAGCGGTAATATTGATTATGATAAGTTAACTCGCCGAAACGGCAAAGGCACGATTAATTTTATTATCGCAGACGGCTTAGCGCACTCTAAAACAACTCGTACATTCGAGTTCTCTAAAAATGAACAAGGTACGCTTGAAGCTGAAATCATTAACGAAGGAAGTGAAGAGGTCGCTGTTAGCTACGAAATCAAGCTCAAAAAAGAGTCTGGTTTCGTTGGCATTGTTAGTGAGTATGGCGCTATGCAATTTGGTAAGTACGATGAATCAGATGGTTATATGGACAGAAAGAACGTGACTGTTTTAAGTAATCAAAAAGGCGATTTTGCTAATTGGACTGACGGCACTAAGAATTATGAGAATACAAACAAAATCATTACAACTCAAATGACCGCTGATACTTCGTACGGCGGTCGTCTTGGTTTGTTGCCAAATTCGTTTACAACAAGCGGAACTTCTGGCGCTTATCAGTATGGAGCGGTTAAGGAATACACGCTAAGTAATCCTATCTCTCAATGGTATATCTGGGCTAGAGCTTGGTTTGAAACTGGCTTAATGGGTCAAACTGGCGCTTGGTGCTTAACGGTGCTAGATGAAAGTAATCATCTAATAGCTGGCATGGCAATTGAGAAAGACGACACAGTTGGTAATACTGCAAATGTCCGTTTCTTAATGGGTGACGGTTCGGGTGGCAGTCGTACGGTTAAGACGATTTCATTCACGCCGTCTTATTGGCTACCGCCCAACCCGTACGGTACCCAAGGGAGAGACAAGAACTCGAACATGTTCGACTTAGTAAAAGAGAAAGACCGTGTGCAGTTCTTCTGGTATGGTGGCTATTATCCGTTTTACGATTCTCGTTTGGCAAATGTCAAAGCGAAGAAAATTCAGTTTTTCGTCGGACAGTATGCAGGTCGAAACACGACAGACAGAAAAGTGACACATCATTATTTAAACGATTTTACTTTTCAAGAATTGCATGTTGATTATTGGAAAGACGTTCCTAATCGCTATTCAAGCGGTTCAGTCATTAATATTGACGGTGAGAAAGGGCAAATCAAAGTCAATAATCAAATTCGTTTAGACGACGAAGTTTTGGGTACGACTTATTTTAAAGTGCCACCGGGAAAAACAAAGGTGCAGTTAATACTTTCTAGCTTTGCGGAAATTACTTCTGCCACAGCGACAATACAGGAGGTTTACATTTGACAAGAAATAATGTACGTATTGCGATTCGTGATTCAACAGATAGCCACAATGTGGCTTTTTTTGATAATAAAGCAGGAATCAAATATAAGAGTGCTAATTTGCAACGTTTCTTAGCAGGTTCAGCAAGTATTTTAACGCTTAAATACAACTCAAAAGACATTGACAGTATTCGTTCTGGGTGTAAGCTTGCTTTTCGTTATAAGAATCGTGATTATTGGCTTAATGTCATGAACTTCGAGAAGAAAGGTTTCGAAGTTGAATTGACCGCTTACTCACTTGGTCTTGAATTGAACAATGAAACTCGTGGAGAACATAAGCCGGCGAATGCTATGTCAATTGCTGAATATGTGGCTTATTACGACCCAGAACACGCTTTAACCATTGGTGTTAACGAAGTAGCTGACAAGCGCATTAAATTGGAATGGACGGGCACAGACACGATTCTGGCACGTCTTTTTTCTGTTGCGAACAGCTTTGATGCTGAACTTGACTTTAACGTAGAGCTCAATGACGATTACTCACTTAAACGTCAAGTGCTGAATATCTATAGAAAAGGCAATCTTGGCACAAACAAGCTCAGTCAACCTGTGCGAGTTGGCAAAGAACTTAAAGTTATCAATTACAGCGATAATATCAAAGAGTTAAAGACTGCTGTTCGAGCAACTGGTAAAGATGGCTTAACCATTGACGGTCTTAATAAAAAAATTTACGACGATAATAAAGAACTACTTTATTATTCGAACGATATGACTGTTTATGCGCCACAATCTCGTGACCGTTTCCCGTCTGTCGGCAAAGGCTCAAATGACAATTGGATTGTTGAAGATTTGGGTGAAACACAGTATGAGACCAAAGAAGCGCTTTGGGGCTATCTGTACAGCGAAATTCAAAAGAAATCTTTACCAGAAATCACCTACGAAGTCGAAGGTGCTATAGATGCTGGTATCGGCGACACGCAAACATTAATCGATGACAAGCACTTTGAACCAGCACTTTACGTGCAAGCTCGGGTGTCTGAACTTGAAGAAGACATCTTGACAGGTAAAGTGACGAAGTCAACGTTTATTAATTTTGAACGTAAGTACAGTCAGATTGCTGACGAGTTGCAAAAACGAGTTAACGAATTAGTAGAAGCTTCAATACCCTACACAATTAAAGTTTCTAGCGACAATGGAACTATTTTTAAAAATGCAACTGGAACGAGTACGTTTAAAGCTAGAGTGTTTAAAGGCGAGAAAGAAATCACCTCTGACGTCTCATGGCGCTGGGCGCTTGACGGAAATGTCACAGTCGGCATGCAATACCTTGCTAGAGCTAGCGCTATCAAAGATACTGCTGTTTTAACCGTATCTGCTTATATTGGCAACAACGAAGTAGCAACGACTGAAATCACGCTGACTAATGTCAACGACGGCGCTGACGGTAAGAATGGTAATGACGGTTTGCCCGGCAAAGACGGCGTAGGCTTAAAATCAACAGTCGTCACTTACGGATTAAGCACGTCTGAAACCACACAGCCAACGAGCTGGACAGCCCAAGTGCCAACTTTGACGAAAGGCAAATACTTGTGGACTAAGACGGTTTGGACGTACACCAACAACACATCTGAAACTGGTTATCAGAAGACTTACATCGCAAAAGATGGTAACGACGGAAGCGACGGTATTGCTGGTAAGGACGGTGTAGGTATCAAGTCAACAACTATCACTTACGCAAGTTCAACGAGTGGTACGACTAAGCCGACAAATGGCTGGTCTAGTGCTATTCCAAGCGTTCCGGCTGGTAACTTTCTTTGGACTAAAACAGTTTGGACGTACACGGACAATACTAGTGAGACTGGCTATAGCGTGGCTAAAATGGGTGAAACTGGCGCTACTGGAAATGGCATTGCTAATACTGTTATTACGTATGGTCTTAGCACGTCTGAAACCACTGAACCAGCTACGTGGGCTAGTAACATGCCTGTTTTGGTTAAGGGTATGTATCTGTGGACGCGGACTGTACAAGTATACACCAATGGCAAATCTACTACGAGCTATCAGAAAGGTTATATTGCCAAAGATGGTGACCAAGGATTGCCCGGAAAACCGGGAAAAGATGCTCAAACGCAGTACACGCATATTGCTTATGCTGACAATGCAACGGGTGGTGGTTTTAGTCTGACGGATAACACTAAAGCCTACTGGGGCATGTACCAAGATTTTAATGCTGCCAACAGCAACGACCCCACGAAATACAAGTGGTCTAAGTGGAAAGGTGACCAAGGATTGCCCGGAAAACCGGGAACTGACGGTAAAACACCTTACATTCACTTTGCTTATGCCGATGATAACAAAGGTACTAACCTTAGCTTTACCGACAAAAACCAACAATACCAAGGCTACTATAGTGACTACACAGAAGCTAACAGCACCGACTACAAGAAATACACTTGGGTTGATAGGTTAGCGAATGTGCATATTGGTGGGACGAACTTAGTTAGAGGTACTGCTAACTTTTCTTCTGGTTGGGCTTGGAATACTAAGGTTGCGACAATTACGGACATTATCGATAAGTTTAACGTCTATCATTGTGTAGTTCCTGGTACTTCATCAGGGGATAATTACGATTTGCGTTTTGATAATGCTTTAAGCGTACTTCCGGATACCGAGTACACTTTATCGTTTTGGATAAAGGGTAGTGGAACTATATACAGTCACTTTTTCCCAAGCTGTGTGGCATACGGTATTAATAGTGACGGTAAAACTACTACACAAGCCGATGGCGCGATCACCCATACGTTGAAATCAGACTGGGAAAGATATTGGATAACTTGGAAAACTTTACCTACGGCAACTGGACTCAAAAACGTATTACCATGTCGTCAAGTCAGTCATTTGAAATCCGAAGTGTGGCTTTACGGTGTTAAGCTCGAAAAAGGCAACGTACCAACAGATTGGACACCTGCTCCCGAAGACACCCAGGAGCAAATCGACAGCAAAGCCGACAGCGCACTCACGCAAGAGCAACTGAATGCGTTAGAAGCTAAGCGATTGCAGATGGAAGTAGAGCTAAAGGCAAAAGCTACTTTGGAGCAAGTGTCAGAACTTGAAACTTTTGTTAATAATCTAAAAAAAGAAGACCTAGACGGTCGTCAAAAGATTATTGAGATAACGAAAGCTATTGAAGAACGTGTCAAAGACATTGAGCCAATTATGGAATACTCTCAAAAATTGCAGTTCATAGACACGTACATCACCCAAGGTAATGGCGGAATGATTATTGGTAAGAATGACAGCACAACAAAAGTCGTTGTCACACCAGACCGCATTTCATTCCAAAGTGGTGGTTCAGAGGTGGCTTACATCAGTCAAAGAATGCTCCACATTGATAACGGTGTATTTACAATGTCTTTGCAATTAGGACACTACATTACCCGTGCTCATCCCAAAAATGAGTATGTCAATGCGACATACTTTGTTAAATAGCGAAAGGAGGACTTATGGCAACAGCTCAATTTAGTGGGCAATACGGACATAATATGACGTTAGAGGTCTGGTCTGGTTGGAACAGACAAGACACAGTCAATAATAGGTCAACAGTTAATCTACAAGCTCGCTTGCGTACCAATGGCTATGCTTCTGTAACTGGTGTCACTGCACCAATGACAATTCATGTCGATGGTGGCGATGAAATTGTTAATGCTAATGTTAATATTGGCACAAATTCAACTTTGCTTATCTTTGGTAAGAACTATGTTGTTGGTCATGATGATGACGGAAATAAGACGGTTACCATCAGCTTTAAAGTTAATATTAACGTATGCGGTTACGGTTCGGCTACTGTTAGTTTATCTATACCACTTCCACAGATTAAGCGAGCTAGTACAATCAGCGACGTAACTGGTACACTCGGAAGCGCAATGACACTCGATATTAGTCGTAAAGACAGTAGCTATACCCATAATCTCAAGTATGAGTTTGGGAAACTATCTGGAACTATTGCGACTGGTGTTGGTACGTCGTGCTCATGGACACCTCCTTTAAGTCTTGCGACAGCTATGCCAAATAGGACAAGCGATTGGGGTCAAATTGTTCTAGAGACTTATAGTGGCTCTACTAAAATCGGTCAAACCAATTGTATTTTAACCTTGAATGTTCCAACAAGCATGACACCAAGCCTTGGAAGTATTACGCTAACGGATAGTAACACGGCAGTTAAGAATCTGTTAAACACAGCTAACACGTTCGCTGAAATTGTGTCAGATATTAAAGTGGCGTTTAATGATGCTACTGGCGTGCAAGGTTCTACAATTACAGGCTATCACGCTGAAATTGTTAACAAGAACCAATCTACCAACGCTAACAACGGTAATTTAGGCTTGATGAAGTGGAATGGTTCGGCGCAGGTCAAAGCTTGGGTTACTGATAGTCGTGGGAGCTCTAGCAACGCTGTTACTACTGACATTACGGTATTAGAGTATTTCTTGCCAACGCTGACATTCACGGCAATTCGTGGCGACACCAATCAATCATCAGATAAGATTGTCGTTAGTCGAACAGCTAAGATAGCGCCACTTAAAATTGGCAACGTGCAAAAGAATAGCTTTAAACTTAGCTTTAAAACAGCGCCATTTGGCACAACTACTTATACAGCTGATACTGGTGCAGGTGTTAACGACAAGGTCACTAATACGCTGACTAACTCAAAAGCAACACTTAGCGGAACGTTTGATATTGGCAAATCTTATGAAGTCTATGGCGTGCTTGAAGATGCTTTAACGAGTTCAGGTACAGTAAAAGCACCACCCGTTTCACCAGAAAAAATGGTGATGGGTATGGCTGAAACAGCAGTCAGTTTTGGAAAATATCCTGAAAATACAAATGCTGTTGATAGTGATTGGGTGTTCAAGTATAAGAATAAGGACATTCAACACCATCAAATGACCTTAAACGACGGGCAAGCGACTTTCTTAAAATCTGGTACAGATTTGAATACAATCGTTGAAACTGGATTTTATCGCGGTGATGGTTTAGTCAATAGACCAACTGGTTCTGGTACGCATACTTGGACGTGGATTAAAGTTAGCAAACACGATACAGGGTCGTGGGTACTACAGGAAGCCATTGATTTCAATGGTGTTGTTTCAGCTTATCGTGTCAAGAAAAGTGGTTCGTGGCAATCGTGGAAACAATATGCAATGCGTGATGAACTTAAGAATCAAACTAACACAGGCTGGCAATCAGCAGGTTATGCTGGTTCGTACTATAAACGAAGTGGTGATGTGCTGGCGATTCGTTTTAATTTCACCGGCAATGGCAATACGTTCGTAATTGCAACTATTCCAGCTAGTGTGTGGGTTGCACATTCTCTATCCAAAAACCAATAGAGAAAGGAACGGTTCGATTCCG